TGCAACCACCGAACATGATGCAACCACCGAATATGAATCTACCACCGAATATGATGCAACCACCGAACATGAATGAACAAAAACAACCTGGAGCATGATTATAATATTTATTCTTCACTATCAGGTTTCTTATTCTCATCTTGTTTCCTATTCCCATCTAATACACTCTCATTATACGCCTTAGTCTCCTCTTCAGTTGTCGCAGTACGACTCTCAAAATCGACTGTCTCTCTAACACCTACTAAATTTCCTTGGTCATCCATTGTCTGAGTCAACTTATTTCCAGATTTCTGTGCATTCTTAATATTCTCCTCAATTGCCTTTCTCTTTGCATCTTTCACTCTCTTCTCAAAATCCTCCTTTGCTTTCGCCTCATTTTGCATCTTCTCTTTATGTAGTTGATTAAGCTCTTCCTCCATGAATTCGATACGCCCAGTCTTATAAGCATCGGGGTCCCAAGGAATCCAAACGCCAACAGGACCAACGAAGATATCGTGACTAGGATCCGTATCCCTTAATTTCTTACAACGGAGTTCGGCCTCCTCCTGCGAATTATAAACACCCCGGACCTTTAGGCCACGCACAGATGTCTGAAACTGGTTGTCCTTTTGGAAACGTTCAGTAAGTGTCTCTTCATTCTTATCAAGGAATTTATTAAAATCATCTTCAACAGATGAAGCCTCCTTTAGTTTCATTCCCTCCTCCTGAATAAATTCAGTATAGTCATTTACGAGAGAATCGACCTTTAGATTATATTTAAAAGAGAGAAATTGGATAAAATCGTGGAATTTATCCATCGACTTTTTAAAATCCCATTGTTTTAGGAATTGTTGAAACATAAATAGTTCGCGTTTCTTTAGGATTTTTTCAGGCGATACAAAGGAAAGACACGTAAATTTTTGCCCAGAAATAGGTGTATCTTCATCACATAAATCAATATATTTCGGATTAGGGGTTCCATTATCCAAATTTTTTCTCTCAAAACCAGACATTCCTTTAATATAATTATTTAGGAGGATTGTTTAAGTAATTTTTATAAAAGGTTATAATTTATAAAAATACAATTATATATTTTACAGATTCTATAGATTTTTTTGTTTCCTATAATATATAATCAATATGAGCGCTTCATTCGATTTCACTGAACTTATTAAACGTGCGATTAAATATTTAATCGAAGGTTTCATTGTTGGTGTTGCTGCCTACACTATTCCTAAGAAATCCCTCAATATTGAGGAAGTTCTTATCATCGGTTTGATGGCTGCTGCTACCTTTAGCATCCTCGATGTCTTTATTCCTTCCATGGGACAAAGTGCCCGTTCTGGTGCTGGTGCCGGTCTCGGTATCAACCTCATCGGTGGTCTTAAGATGGTCGGAGTTTAAGAATAATCCATAATATCTATAATACCCATAATATATTATCATGCAATATATGATAATATACATAATATCCAATATACATAATATCCAATATACATAATATCCAATATCCTATTTATGATGATATCCGATAACCAAATATATTTTATCTACTAAATCTCGTCGATTACATTTTAATTCCTGACATTGATTTTCAGAAAGTCCTTCCCACGACAGTAATCTCTCCTTTTTTTCAGATTCAGATATATCCGCATTCAAAATATCCGAATAATTTAATCTAGGAAACCATCCATAATCCTCATCTATATTATTTAAGCGATTATTATTTGGTGTTTTAAATCCTTCTAGACACTTTGTATCAAGTCTGATTGAGAGATGAGCTGTTTTTTTATTCGCTGAAGGGTTATATTTTACTACAGGTATTCGTTTATTATGAATATTTACAGGATAAGATATAGCTGTCGATGGATTTATGATATTTCTTAAATAATAATATAATAATTGGTTACCAATACCATCTTCTACTAAAATACGATTCGAATTAGCATCGAAACGATATGACCACGATTTTTCATAAACAGATACATTATATTTTACAGGTGAACCATCGAAAGGTATATAAATAGGTTCAATTATATAAAACGCGGGTTCATAAATAATAAAATGTGTCTGGGTTTTCACTAATACTACGCAGTGACAGAATTCGGGGAATCCTGGCTGCATAAGATGTTCTAGTGTTGTTGCTGGTATTAAATATCCGTGAATTCCTTGTTTATTGAGTTCGAGTAGAACTTTTTTCGCGAAAAAAACGCAATTCCCAGAATCCGACCCAGATTCAATGGTATAATCGTCTTGTGTTTCAATATTTGTATGTGGCATAAAAAAATAAGTAAATAATGAATATGTATTTTTATCTACTGTATCAAATAATATTTTACGAGAGATTTCATCCAAAGATGGATGATTTTGGATAACGAAATCTTCGTCACTATATTTTGGTTGTTCTGTTTTTCCTAAATGTAAATATTTATGATAGGAATCTACAGATAGGGGCATTGAAATTTTATCTTGTTTATGTTTTTTTTTACCGCCTGTTATATGTTGTTTATATTTATTCTTATATCTATTTTTTCGATTGGTTATTCGTTTTGTTATATTTTTCGAATACACGCTATATCCTCTTTTTTTACTATTTTTACTATTTTTACTTTTTTTACTTTTTTTACTATATTTTCGTTTTGTTTTATCATTTATCATTCTTATAAAACAATGATAAAAAAGAATATTTGGGAAAATTTATTCAATAAGTAATATATTTCCGATTTTGTTTACTATAAATATCTATATCATCTTCCATACTACGTGGTGGTCTTTGTGGTGGTACATCGGGATGTGCTAATAGTTGTGAATAATAGGATTGTTTTACGTGGGGAGATAGTTGACCCGAAATATCCTGATTTGAACCCGAAATATCTTCGCTTATATTTTGTATTGGTGGTTTATTTAAAAATCGAAACCCCATTAAAATCAGAATAGTTAAATATGGAAAAACGACTAAAATCCAAGATACTATTTTATACCCCTTTAAACATATCCATTGTAGTAGTATAGCCCATAACCCATTCAAAATAATAATAAATAGAATATTATTAATACTAAATTCGAATAATAAAGAATAAATAAGATAAAATACCGTTATTCCAAGATATATTTTTACAGGTAAACATAAATTTTCAAACCCGATTTTTATTTTGGAAGATAATTGAGTTAATGAATTCATATATATTTTAATTATATTATTTTATTAGTATCAAACTGTTGGAAAGAACTCCCAATCTAAATCCATGCATACTTTCTTCCATATCATATCCTGTTCTAGTTGTTTCTCTCGGTCTTTCATCATTGGAATATAGGGTAAATACTGTGTCTGGTCTAAAAGAACACATAGTTGATAAAGTGTATAAGTATAATTAAAGAAATTAGTACGATTTGGTGGACAATTTACTGCCCACGGTTTCTGTATCTCGATAAAAAGAACACAAAGTGTTTCGTGTAGCTCTTCGTTCATAATCGGTGGTTTTATCCCAAAGAGAGAATTGATATATTGGATATGTTCGAAATATCGATTCATTCCTAGCTTCTTTAAAATCTCTCGCATTTTATCATAATTAAGTTCAGAATAATCATTAATTCTCTCTTTTTTAATTCGCATTTTTATTTGTTCAATGACTTCTTCTGGAATTTGTGTAGTCTCTTTCGCCTGGAACTGGGAGAGAATTTCCTTGAAATGATTCAATCGGATATATGCTGTATAAGATACTTCATTTGGTGGCTCTTATTTGTAGGTTTTGATGAATCGACAATATAAGTAATAAATCGACCACAAGCAGTATTATTACATATAAGAATACCTTCTTCATCTTGGGGTATCATCTCTCCTAACCCACACGATTCGCAAATATCAGATTGTATAAAATAATCTTGGATATTCGTTATTTCATTATTCACATTACGCCAATAATTTTGATAAATATTCCTAGATGCAATATATTGTTGTGTTGTTTTAGAATTACCTGTAGTTTTTATTTTGAAAAATTGGTTAAGAACATTAGTATTCTGTTTATTATTACCACTAGAAATATCCTTTTTTTGTTCAAAATAATCGAAAATATATTTCGAATTTTCCAATAGATATTTTTTTTTCTGCGATTTAATGGTTTTTATTTCTTGACGCTTTCTCTGAATAGTATCTTTAATATCCATGAATTCATCGATTTGGGTAGATTTAAGCGTTTTTACCTTTTGTTTTAGTTCTAAAATATCATTTTCTAGTTTAGGAAGTGTGTCGGTTTCAGTATCGTGATAATACGTCATCATTTCGGTATGTTTTTCATCGAGTGTATTTACGTGGGATTTCGAGGACATTTAAAAGAACAGAAATATTTTGGAAAATAACTTATAAATAATAATAGAATACGCGGTTTATATTTTTATTATGTAAAAATATAAAATATATTTATCCGATATATATATATATATTATATTTTGGAAAAATGCCTAGAAATACAAAAGCAACAGTATCAGCACCAGTACAGAGTTCGGGAATACAGTCCAGTACTAATAATGA